CACTGACGCTGCGGGCACCATCGAGACCCTTGGCAAGGACAAGTACATCTTCACGCAGGACGTGTCGAAGTAAGCAAACATCAGGTCTCAGGGTTGTACCTGAACGCCACCGGGAGGTGCGGACCGTGACCAGAGTAGTGCCTGGGAAACCAACCTCCCGGCATCTAATATCTAAGATAGAATGAGGCTATGGACATCAAGGCGTTTAAAGGTTTGAACAGTGTATCTGACCCCATGCGGTTGGACATGTCCTGGCTCGTCCAAGCGGACAACATCAACATCACTGACACCGGCGGCATTGCCAAGCGCAGTGGCTACGCCCTGAGCCGCGCAGGTGGGTTTGCTAGCGCCTACAGCACCCTCGACTTCAGCCGCATATACCTGGCCACGGCCGCCAATATTCAGGACTTCGCTGGCAAGATCATCGCGGCTCTAAGTTCGACTGCGCCCATGTCCTGGTGCGAGGTCAACAAACAGGTGTTTTTCAGTAATGGCACCGACAGCGGCGTGATCATGCCCGACGACACCGTGCTGCCTTGGGCCTGGCCGACGCCGAGCGCCCCCGCGGTCACCGCGGTCACGGGCTCTTTGCCCGTGGGTGTCTACCAGGTGCGCTGCACTTATGTACTCGATGACGGGCGTGAGACCGGTACGGGCGGTGCAGCTGAGATCACACTGACCGAAGGCCAGGCGCTGCAGATCAGTGCCACCCCTAGTGTGGCAGGCGCACGAACCAACATCTACATTGCCCCAGCCAACAGCGAGGTGTTCCAGCTCTTTGCCAACACCCGCGCCACGGCCCTGACCTTCAACACCAGTCCCGACACCCTCGGGCGCGACCTGCTCAATGCTTTTCTCGACCCCCTGCCACCTGGCACTGATGTGATCCAGGCGTGGCGGGGGCGGGTTTACGCCGCCCAATATATGGCACCTGAAGACCAGACCGTGCTGTGGTTTACCGAAGCGCTGGGTTTTCACCTGTTCAACCTCAATAGCAACTTCATTATCGTGCCAGGCCACGTTCATATGCTGGCCCCGCACGACAGTGCGCTGCTGATTGGCACAGAGTCGCGGGTCTACGCCTACGACGGCACCAAGCTCGACCAGATGGCTGACTATGGCGTGATACCAGGGCAACACTGGAGCCGCGACGGCGAGCGCTTACTTTTCTGGACACTCCGCGGCTTGTGCGCGGCGTTGCCCTTCACGAACTTGACCGAAAAACAGGTCAGTGTCGCCCCCGGTGTTCGCGCCGGAGGTTGTGTGATCCGCACAGGCGGACAAAAACGCTACCTCTCTGTGATTCAGCAGGGTGGGTCGGCATTCAACTCTATATAAGGAACCATCATGACTGTACGACTCAGTACCCAGCTGCGCACAAACCTCGCCGGCGGCACGGGGTTTGCCGCCACCTTCGCCAACGGCGTCATCGACATCTACAGCGGCACCCAACCGGCCACGGCGGACGATGCCGTGACCGGCACGCTGCTGGGCATCGTAACGCTGAACTCCGGCGCGTTTACCGACGGTGTTGCCACCAACGGTCTGACTTTTGCCGCAGCTTCATCCGGCTCGGTATCGAAGTCTGGTGTGTGGAGCTTTAACGGCATTGCTGCCGGAACGGCTGGCTGGTTCCGATTTAGGGGCAATGCTGCTGATACGGGCTTGGCCACAACCACACTACCACGTCTGGACGGTTCCATTGCCGTGTCTGGTGCGGACCTGAACCTGTCGAATATTTCGATCGCTGTTGGTGCGCCGACCACCTTGGATAGTTTTACGTTCACTATCCCTGCGCAGTAAGCTCCTAAATGGGGCATCGACTGATCCTGGGCGGAGAGCGGTTCTTGCCCTTCGCCCGTAGTTGCGTAACCAAGCTCAAGAAGCTGGGGCTACCCTACGCGGATCAATCGTATGAGGTCGATGGCGTGTCGATCAAGGTGCGCATCCAGCCGGGGCACGAGTACATCAGGATTGAGGACAGGGTGTCAGTCCTAAGTGGTGCCATCAGAGGCGGCCAGATATTCGAACCCCCTGTGCCGGATGGTTCGCCGCCAGACACGCTACCGGTGAGGGTCCTGCGGGACTTCAAGGCGACCGCGCAGGCAAGCAAGTACGCCAGTGGCGGCAGTGCGACGGCGTTCCACGACATGGGCCGTCTGGTGGTGGAGGCCGCCCCCTCGCTAAGCGTAGGTACAGGCTCGCAATACACCCATGTCGTCTCGTCCATGTACTCAGGAATGATGGCAAAAGTCGTGCAGTTCGTCCTCGGATATGGCCGGGGCGTTCAGGTTGTCTACGACTTCCACTGGGCGCGGTGCCACGGAGCCGTGACGGCGGCTGATGGGCGCATCTGGCTGCTGGAGATCAGCAGCACGAACGGCGTGATCGCAATGCCACTCCCGCTCAGCGCGCAGCTCACAAAAGCGAAAATGGTCGCAAGCCCGCAGGACGTGATCAGGGTCGCAGGAGAGACATTCGGTGGTGCCCCTACCGGGGCAACCTTCCCTACCGGGGATGCGCTGACCGCCGCCATCACCAGCGGCGACGTGCTCCAGCTCAAGACAGCGGCTGAGATGAGCCCCTACTTCACGAAGAGCGGCTACAGCTCCGCGCTCGGTTGGTCGTTCAACGACACCGGGAGCGAAGCACACAACACCTGCTATGCGACGGACGGCGCCGGTGAGGTAACGGGATACCATTACCGGATTGACATTCTCATAGGTATGACGAACCTGCCCCGCCTGCCAGACTCACCCATCGCAACCGGGTCAGCCGCGTTGGTACTGGTGGAGAGCGGTCCACTGTGGTGGTGGGGTGATGGTGGCGTGGCGCGCGATATACCCTTTGCTTTTTTCGATCCGACCACCAGCCTGATGGCTCCAATGCCGGGTAAGGTAATAGCGACTTCCGAACCCGCACACCTTGCCAGCACAGCGCTGACGACGCCGATCTTGGTGTGCCATATAAATGGCGTACTGGACACTGTGCGAATAAGGTCAGACGCCGCCGGCACCACTGGCGCTGTTGGCGGAGCCCCTCCATATAACATCTCCCCTACTTATGCAAACGGGGCGGAAAGATATGTGGCCACAGGAAACCTTACCGAGATGCGGTATGGCTATACAGTGACGCAGCGGACGTTGCTGCCATCTGTATCAATTGCGAGCGGGTTCACCGACGTAAACTACGGCACCATGCGCCCGAGCGGCACGCCGTCTAATGTCACCACCACAGTAAACACCTTCGAGTATGTCGGCGTGTCCGACAAAACACAAGACGTGGGGCTGAGCAGCGCCGTCTGGGCTGACGGGATGCGCGACGGGTATGTCCAATTCAGGGAGGGTGCGGCTTACCAGGACTTCGAGACGTACGTATACATATACCACTGCGGGGTGGTCGAAAACTCATATGACCCGAATGCCCCCGGTCAACCCGACACGGTATATGCTTACGACATGGACTACTATCATGCAGGCACTACCGTGCACAATGGGCTCTTCCCTGAGTTGTCCGCGCTCCTCGTAGGTAAATTCGATCTTGACGGCTTCGCCCACATCAGCCCCATACTCTTCAATGCACACGCCTCCCTTACGTATCGCCCCTTTGAGTGGGGGGCAGATGGCCAGTGGGGGTATACGCGCTACGTTGCCGACGCTTACTACCAGAACAAGGTTCTGACAGCGGCGCCCAATAGCCCTACTCAGGAGTACACTTACCCCGGCCTGGATAGCACGTTGATTGTGAATGAAGGCAAATACTGGCGTAACTTCCCCATATGGCCCACTGACCCGTTCAGGGTCGCGTGCAGTATGCTCGGAAGTTCTGAGGCAGTCAGCATACTCAACACAGAGCTGATCGACGGCGTACCAACCCACAACGTAACCACCGAACGCCCAGGCGCGTTGCTGTCCGGAGAGGCTAATCCCCACACCGAGAAATACTCATTCATAGGGCACATCTAAATGTTCGCTCCACCCTCAGACCCCACATTCCTGTATGACTACTTCACGGCGGCGAACGGTACGCTGAACGGGCATATCCCCGACACCCCCTATGGCGGGCTAGGGTGGGTGACCAGCGACGTCAATATCGTCTCGAACGGCGCCATGAGCGCTGCCCAGGTGAACACCGGCTCGTTTGGCACAGCCAAGTACGGGCTCGATAGCGTCAGCTATGGTGGTCCGATCCGTGGAACGACTACTCTACTGTTCACGACTGGCCCTAATGTGGGTGCCTGCGCAGCAGGTCACAAAGGATTGACTGTAACGATAAGCTCGGGCGGTCGACTGTTCAGGTTTACGCTCGCTGGCGACACTTCAGGAGTCTGGACCCTGAAGACTGAAGCCTTGTTCGAGGCAGTATCTGACATTGCTCCGATAGCGCTGACCGCCAACACGCTATATGAGCTCCGCATCCTGGTCGATAATGGACAGCAGGTCGCTACGCTGCTTAACGGAGCTGGGACCACCACTATAGGCGGTGGGAACACAGTCTATGGCGCGTACAACCCGCTATACAGCGCGTATGGGATGTCCTCGATCGAGATGGTAATCGGTGGCACCATCATTGTCGACGAGCCGCACACAACCGGTCTAGCCAACGCCATCATACC